GTTCGGTTAGTAGGTGTAGGCATTAGTCGAAAGATCCTCCGTCGTATGTTGTTGATGATGTGACAAGTGAATAACCACTATCAAAGTTGCCGCCATCTGTAACAAGAGCACCACCACCACCTGAACCTGACGAAGCAGCAGTTAAGCGTCCTTGAGCGTCAACGGTAATATTAGAATTTGTATAGGAGCCTGCTGTTACTGTTGTATCAGCAAGTTTAGCTGCAGTTACAACATCATTATCAATAGTGAAAACACTACCAGTACCGGAAACTGTAATGTCACCTTTATCACCATCTGTTAGTCCTGTACCATCAGCACCGTCAGCACCTTGCGGACCTGTTGCACCTTGTGGTCCTTGTGGTCCTGTAGGTCCTACTGGTCCTTGTGGACCTTGTGCACCATCAGCTCCTGCTGGTCCTGTTGGACCTGCTGGACCCTCCGGTCCTTCGGGACCTTCTGGACCTTGTGGACCAGGTGCGCCGGTAAAGACAACTAAGTCTAACTCACCTGTAATAGGGTTATACTGAAATGCCATTAGATCCTCACTTATTTACAACAGTATATACTTCTTTGTAAGAACCATCTTGACCTGTTGTAAGTTCAGAAATCAATTCTTGATTAGATCCAATCTTATAATCTACATCAGGACTTTGAACAGGATATACATTATACTGAGCTAACACATGATTAGTGATAGGTTCAGGAAAGGATACGTGAGGATACTCTTCATAAAGTACTTCAAGATCAAAGGGATAATCTTGTACATCATTAAAAATTTTTACATATTTCATAGTTTTATCCCCATTAGTTGACCATTAGATTTCCAAATTTCTACGACTGACAAGGCAGTAAGTTTAGGCGCAGATCCAGAAACCCAGTGAATTTTAGGCCAAGTGATACTGAAACCATTTTTATTGATAATAGTAACACGTACCATACTACCTTCTTTAAAGTTTGCTAATGAAATAGTTTCACTTTTTGATAGTACAAGTGTTTGAAGAAATCCTTTTAAAGCATCCACAGAATCATAAACTACACTGCAACCATAAGTGACAGACTTCAGTGTTTTATTAATTAGTGTTTGTTCTTCTGCTGATTTAATTAAACTTGCCAAAGGTAGACTTGTTTCCCAGCCGTCACCGTTTGAAACAACAACACCAGGCTCAGGATATTCAATATCTGAATCACCTTTATCACCTTGAATGCCTTGCTCACCTTGTGGACCTTGTGGACCTACATCACCTTTATCACCTTGTGGACCTTTTGGTCCTACAGCACCGTTGAGGCCATCACGACCAGGAAGACCATCCTTACCGTCTACACCATCTTTACCAGCAGCACCGGGAGCACCAGGAGCACCTGGTAAACCAGGATTACCTCGTAGACCACGTGGTCCTTGTGAACCATCTTTACCTGCTGGACCTGTTTTACCTGGTTCACCTTGTGGTCCTTGTTTACCAGTAACACCTGCTGAACCCTTTTCACCATCTTTACCAGGTAACCCTGTAATAGCAAAAGCTCCTGCAGATTTCCAAACTGTTCCATTATGAATGAAGACCTCGCCTTCTTCACTAGTTACATAGACATCACCTTTAACAGCTTCTTTAGGTAAGGCAGCTTTATTAACAGCAATGCCTCTAATAGCAATCTTGGCTGTAATCTTACTAGAAGAATTTATATTAAACATGGTTTAAGATTTCACTACAGTTACAACATCGTCATTGACATTATATGTCAGGGTAAGTGTGGCAACAATATTACCTGTAGCACCACCTCTTCGATATTCAACCTGAGTAAGATTACTACCAGTATAAGTATTGCCGACAAAATCATGATCGGGGATAAACATCCCACCTGTTACTTGTACTAATTCTCTCATTGTACTAAATGTTTGTTAGATTTAAAATTTATACTTAACTCCTGTTTTTACAGTTGTACCGATAGGTTCACCTAGATCCATACCACCGCTAGTCAAGACTTTAAGTTCACCATAAGCACCAAGACGCTCACTGAATTGTGTCTTAATACCTACTTTACCAGAAGCTTCAGTAGTTGTTGCTTTACCATCAGGCATTACAAAAGCTGGTCCACCTTGGATATAGTATTTTGTTGATTTACTAAAGTTACCTTCGTAACCAACGTCATTACGCAATACAGTTTTATTAAAATCTACACCAGTAGACTTAGACTCACTTTCGATATTTACGTAAGGACCAGCAACAGCAGAGGTAGAAAGAATAGCAGCTGCGGGGAGGATAGCAAAAATTTTCATTGTAATTTATTTAAAAAAGAATAAGTGTATTGTGTCCGTTTACCATGAATACCCCAACCTAACCAATAGTAAGCAGCATTCATATAATAAGGGACGGTTTGATGATTAGTTTGAAATGCATAAAGATCATTTCTAAACCTCATCTCATTAATCATATAACGAGTTTGACCTTCTACTGAAGAAGGGTCACACTTGTATTTTTTACAGAACAAACCAAGACCATCATAACGTGCTTTGGTTGTCCATTGTATTAAACCATAACCACCACGAAGACATCTATCATAAGGTACAATAGCACCGCCTTCACAAACGTTAGGTTTAAAGTTTGACTCTTGTTGGATGTTACCCATAATGACTGCTAGTGCTGTACGGTCTGTCACACCAGCAGAAGTCTGTAGTTGTTCAAGAACGTACTGCTGTGGTGCAGTACATTGTGGGCATTCAATCATTTTTTCTTAGCAGTTTTAGCAGCTCGTTTAAAGTTGGCAGCAGTGGGTGCACCAGCACTACCAGGCTTACGCATCTTTTCATTCGAGCCTTGTTTAATACGCATTCGTTTAGCGTGGATGTTAGCGTAGAGACCTTGTTTAGCCATTACTTTTTAGTACCTTTCTTAGGTGGTCTACCTTTCTGTGATCCGTAAGTTCCTTTACCTTGTGGCATTACCATACTCCAGGGATAATTTGACCAGTTAGTGCATACGCTCCAAGCGCAGCCATCACACCTAGCATAGCTAGGCGACCGTTTAGCATCTCAGCTTTTTCGTTGTGATTCACAGTGTAGTTTTCGTCAGTGTACATGGTGGGTTCTTTAGCAAAAAGGTTTTGTTGTCCGCGATCGTTGGTGGTAACAGTCATTAGAATTCTAGGTCAGAGTTTTCAAGTTTACGCATAACGTCAGAACGATATGCTGGATCACTATCATAACGTTTGTCACTCATAGCTGCTACGAGTTCTGATTGACTACGGAATGAATTATCAGCAGCAGGTGCTGCACTACGTCCAGTTAATAGTTGACCATCTTTACCAACAGCATCTGTATACTTACCATTCAATGCTTGTACAGCAAAGAAGATAGCGTTAGCATTACCATCAGCCATAACTGAATCATACATCTCAATCTCTTCTTTAGAAAGAGCATCACCAGCCCAGCTTAGCATGTCTTTGTAACTAGACTCACCACCAACCATATCAAACAATTGATTGGCTTGCTGCTCTGTTAGTTTACCAGAATCTGCTTCTTCTTGTGCTTCTTCTTGTTCGTCGGTGACTTGCTCTTCTTGTTCTTCACCGACTTCTGGTTCTTCACGTGGTTCTCCAAGTTTTTTTTGGAGTGCCAGATAAGCTTGTTCAAGAGATTGTGTATCTTGAAACTTACCTGCTAGTAGTTGCTGTTGTTCCCCTTCATTAGCCTCGGCAACAGCGAGAGACTCTTGTTCATCAGCATTAAGTTCTGGCTGATCAGCGGGTGCATCATTAAGTGTTAGTGTTTCGCTCATTGCATTGGTGGTTGTTGTTGTTCTTGTTGCATCATCTGTGCTGCAGCTTGCTCACGTTTCTGCTCAACAGCAGCCATCTGTGGTTCTTGTTGTTGAGCCATCATCTGTTGTTGTTGTGCCATAGCTTGTTGTTGTTCTTGCTGAATCTCTTGCATACTCTTAACAAGATTCAACACATCAATACCAGATGCTGCTGCCAAACGTTTGACAACTTCTTCTGGATTAATAAACTGTTGAATAGCTTCTGGCCCCATTGTTTGAGCAATAACTTGTAGGAATTGACCGAGACTTTCTCTGTCTTGTCCACGTCCAAGTGCATTAATACCTGCAACAATAGTAGGTTTGACGATATCACCTTTTGGTAACCGTGGGATCTCACCTGTCTTTTGAGCAACGTTTAGTTTACGATTAAGATAAGGAACAAGGAACTCAACAGTAAGTAAACTGAATAGTCCACCAAGTTGACGTTCTAGTTCAAGTTGAGTCATCCGTACTTCTTCAGCAGTAGTACGTTCTGATTGTCTTACATTAAGAATAAGGAATGCCTCACTTAATCGTTGACTTAAAGTACCTACCATTTGATAGGCAGTCTGAAAATCAGCCGTCTTACCAACCTGTACTACACCAATATCATCAGGTCTTCCCTGGATGATAGCACCGTTACCTGCCTTAGCAAGTGTCGATGGTTTGGTTGTACTGGATGGTGAAACGGTAAACACTATCTTAGCAGCCGCTGCGCTGCCTTCAACCAGTGCTTGTGACAGAGCTTCAAGTGACTTTAGATCACCAATGAACTCTTCTACCCGGCCACGTCCGTAGACCTCACCGTCTACATGGTTAAAGCGTAACACAAGCCAAGGGTTTGCATCAATAGGTGACTTACCATAAGACTTGGGTAAAATTTTATCATCTACTTCTTGATGCCATACCCAGCGGTTATTATCTCTAACACAATGTGTGTAAATATCACATTCATCATCATGACGAGAAGAGTTATCCGAAGGT